TTGTAGCCTCCATCAAAAATCTGTGGACGGGTTGAATTCGGGTTCAGCTTCATGTTCGGTAAATCTACAGGTGTTCAAATCGTAGGCTAATTGGCATGCTTCGCCAACTTCACCTGAATAACGATTTTTAAGGACTCTAAGTGTTGTAAGCTTTCTATCAGTTGTGGCTTGCTGATCGACTTCGAGGGCACATACTGAATCTGATATTTGAGCAATTGAATGAGATCCTCTAAGTGAGGACAATGTAACTCTTCCTCCCTCTTCGTGCGAAGCCCTATCATTACTTGCTCTCCGTAAATGTGATACTAAAAATAATGAGATACCAGTGCGTTCTACTAATGACCTTAATTTTGTCATTGTGGTATCTATCATGCGACGCTCATCACCTTCAAGACCACTTAATAATATACTAAGATGGTCGAGGAATATAACACGGCATTCCAATCCGCTGGCAAGATATTCGATCCTATTGTAAATGACATCAGGATCAAAGGAACCAAAGCCATCAAAACAATAAAGATTCCAATTAGCAATACTGGATTCAAAAGCAGTTTTGAGTTCTTGCTCACTGTGTTCTCCAATATGTAAGTTTTTACCTACAGCTGTGGACATCAATCCAAGTGCGGTTCTTCTATTGCTTGCTTCAAGCTCCAAGATACCAACTGATTCGCCCTTGTTGAGTAAGTCAGTTGCGATATGACGCATGATGCTTGTCTTTCCTGACCCAGAGCCAGCAGTAAATGTGACAAGTTCTCCATACCTGATCCCGTGTAATTTCTTGTTGAGTCCTGCGAAGGGGTATTCATGGTCAAATGGTGCTTGTGGTGTAGTTACAATTTCTAATAATGATTTACCATCTATAATTCCGTCCGGTCTGAACGCCTTAGCATCCCAGATAGCTTTCCTAATAGCTTCTGCGTCATTCGCTTGTAACGCTTCTGAGGGGTCTTTATAGCCTTCAAGTCGAGCGATCTTGACCTTACCAGGTGGGAGTACTGTTGCCGCCTCCTCAGAAGCTTTACGTCCAGCATCATCCCCATCAAAGAATAATACAATTTCCTCGTAACCTTGGAATAGTGGTATCTGCTTTTGAATATCCTTCTTTGCACTCGCAGCACCATGAGGAAGAGAGACCATTGGCCAGCCTCCCATAGCCTCATAACATGATGCAGCATCTAGTTCACCTTCAGTAATAACAATACGTTTACCAGTAATAGGAAACCGATGCTGAGCGAATAAGGTATCAGTGGAAACTCCTTCATAGCGGAAGTCTTTCTTTTTTGTTTTAATTTTTACACCCATGAGGACACCCGATTCATCATAGTATGGGAATCTAAGTGTGTCACCGTCCCTGAAGATCTGATAGAACTGGTTAGTCTTCTCAGATAAGTTACGTTTGTTTAGCCTTTCGGCTGATCCTTTGAGGTGTACAGTTTTGTTCACGCCTTGACTGTGAATAACATCATTGTCGCCTGTTCTATTGTGACAGACAAAACAGTATGTGTGACCGTCGGTATAGAGTGAATTACCATCCGACGATCCACAATTCTCGCAAGGTATATGCCTTACGAACTCGTTAGTTAAATCAACCATTCGAGTGGAATATTATGGTAAGACGTCCATGGGATCTCGTGTTTGTCACACCACATCGCATAGGTAGTCTTGCTTTTTTTATTTATCTTATTGAAAGGTGATTGAAACACCATCCTCAAATCTAAGAGCGGGTTATCTTTTTTAACTGCGAGGATCTTACGACGATCCGCTGCATCCCAATACCCTTTAGTCTCAAGTAATACATGATTAGGGAGAATAAAATCAGGGCTGTAGTGATGTTGTATAGTATAAGGTACTCGTTTAGATTCATATTCATATGTGATACCAAGACCTTCGAGGAGCTTTGCAACTTGCTCCTCTAGTCCTGATCTAAATTTAGAAGTCTTCTTCGTCTTCTTCATTGGTGGTAGGTGTTACGTTTGGATCACCAGTTTTAAATCCTGATGTGTTACCGAATAACTCAGCTACTGCGTCAGCATCTAAGTCTCCAGTGTCAACACCTGCCTCACCTTTTACCGAGACAACCTGTACACCAACAAGCTTAAGAGAGCTACCATAGGTAACCCCATCCCGTAGAATATAGGGTTTCTGATAAAAGCCAAGTTTAACTGTAGATCCGCCATATAATGGTGTTTTAACATCAGTAACGGGGACTCCTTCAGTGTCTACTACGGGTGGGCGTTTCTCTTCATTCCAAGAGAACTTTAATTTATATTTACCATCGCTTACTTCTTCCCAAGGTTCTGGCTTGAGAGTACTACGCTTAGGGTTCTTGAGCTTGGACTCTGCCCACTTGAGCACTTCAGTCCTTTCAGTTTCTAGCTTGTCAACAGTTTCGCTATCGACTATAGCCGAGAGTGAGTAACCAAACTTACTAGGAGCTAGTATTGCTTGGAATCCCTCTAATGTTACAGGTTTGTCAGTAGTGTGTATTGTTCTAGGCATCTTTAGTGTCCTCAACTGCAGGTGACAATGCTTTCAATTCGTCTTGCACTTGTAATCTATACTTAGATAGCTCGTCCATGCGATTGTCGATGACCTTGAGTTGATTCTCTTTTGCTTCTCGCTCCGCCTGTTTTAGTCGCTCTTCCGAGACAACAATAACTCTAGTCGGTGCAAAGAATTGATCGAATAATGATGAATACATACGGGTTTTCATTAACAGAAAAAATAAGTTGAGTCAATCACGTTGGAGGGTTCTAAGTCTCCTATGATCGGTGGCGGTGTTTCAGCTCCTATATGTTGAGCGAAACGAGTTAGATATTCATGTTCAGCAAATATGTTCATGTAGGTTTCTCTGACTATAGTAGACAGTTCATCCATATCACATGCACGGCATAAGACTGAATCATGTATTAGAGCAATGGGGTTATCAAACTTAGTTGCAGCTATATGTAATAACGTAGCATCTAGACTGTGAATAAGATTAGGAGCGGTAGCATTTTTATGATGCATTGAGTCAACCTCATCTGAGTCACCTAAATTAGCCCAAACCTTACATTTACCTAATAAACGTAGGTGAATATACTTACAGTTTGGTTTCATTAAACGTTGTACTACTCTGAATCCTGATGGTGTAGTCCATGTGATTTCAGTTTTACCACGCTTAATAGCTTTAGAGACCTCATCTTCTATCCACTTCATAACCTTCATCGGACCTGGGAACTCTTGATTCATAGCTTCCCTAACTGCGTTAACAACAACAGTTAAATCCTCATTCTCTATATCTATACCTTTCTCTTTTAGTGCGTCCCTGATGTAGGAACGGTTTGAGTAGGGTTTTGCATTGTAAGGTATGGTCATAACTGTGCGCTTGACCGACTTCCTATCCCATACTTTATGTAGATAAGAAGGTATATGAGGCTTCGCAGCCTCTGCTACTACCTTGTAAGCGTCTTGCGGTCTATCAGAAGGCAACACATTGACGAGTTGTGCTGTCCTGCGGTCCATGGCTAAAGCTGCCAAAATCTGGAGACCACTACATGTAGCGTCAATAGCTACAGGTAACCCAGTCGTACTTCTTGACTGTGAAATAACACATGAATAATATTCTTCACATGCTGCGAGAAATTGAAACGGTTCGTCTGCAACTTCCCAAGACCCAATATTACCTATAGGATCTTTAACTATTTGAGTTATTAGTGAATGATTATCTCTTGTCCACTCTTTACGCTTCTCAATTGTTTCTTTATCCAACCCATAACAGGTTGAGACTTGAAAAGCTAGCCATTCTTCATTAATACTACCTTCATCAGCAAATCTAATTAGACTTTTTCCGAAGTCAGAGTCTTGAGGTGTGAGGAAGGAGGGAATAGGGTACGTTCTACCTCGATAGTCGAAAGACCACGGAATATAATAACGATCTCTTTCTTTAAATTCACGAATAGCATTCATTGTCATGCGTGTTCTACATGATC